GCTGATTGATCTTGATTAAATCCAAAATATTGGTATAAATCTCTGTATGATTTATTTAAGTACTTTGTAACTTCTTCTGAAACATCCATTCCTATAAGTTCTGGATTTCCAATAAAGTTCTTATTGTCATATACTATCGATTCGTCACATAGAATATCTAATATATCTTCTATTTCATCATGTGTGGAAAATCTTCTTAATTCGTCTCTTTTACCCTCATAACCCTGGTCAAAGAAAGGAATATTTTTTCTCATATTGGTATCTGCCATCGATAATGCGGCAAATGCTCCATACATATTATCGTCGTCTAGACCCATTTGATTCATTTGGCCGTAACCAAATTCATCTTCTACGGGACCTATTGCCTGAGATTGTCTTAAGACTAAATCATCATAATACATTCCGAAAGACGAGAGTCTTTTTAATGTATCACTTAAAGTGAATGATCTTTTACCAGTACTTAATGGTCCGTTTCTTTCTATAAATCCTGCCATGTGTTAAAATTACAATTGTATTATACTTCTCTTTATATATTCTTTTTTCTACGATGATCTTCAAATAATCTAATAAGCTGCTGTTTATCAATTCCCTGAAGAGAATCGAAGTCACATATTGCCATCTTACACCAATCTTTATAAGCTACTACAGCTTGATTAGTTTTTTTAGAAGGCTTATATCTTCTTATTGCAAAATCATATCCAAATGATTCAAGATATCGCTTTGCACCTTTATATGAAAATCTGGGTAAACCTTTTTGTTTTTTAGCGTCTTCCTTTTTAGAAGCGGATTTTATAGATGATTCGTATCTACCATATATCTCGTCTAAGAATTCTTCTCTAAATTTAGGAGGAAGCATTGTTATATTAATTCCTATGTCGTCTCCTTCATAAGGATCTAAGGCTAGAACAACAGGATTATCATCATACCATTTAATATCCTCTGTTATAGGGGTATATTCAAATACATACATTTTTCCTGGAACAAATCTAGATCGAGTCGATCCTACGCTTTTTTGTTTATTATCACTAAGGCATTTCTGAAACCATAACAATGACTCTTTCGAGGCTTTAGCCTTTCCTTTACCCTTTGTTAATTTTTTTATTTCTTCCTTAATATATCCCATCAATTGTCTTTGAATTTATTCTACCTTAATAAAACCCTGACCAACTGACCATGGCTCTTCCGCCCATATATTGATTGCTATAGCTCCTCTAGTTCCTTCTGTTACAGTGTCTACTCCATGAACAACTTCTCCTGGATTAAATATAACCAATCTATTTGGTCTAGTTTTAATTACTTCAGGAGATTCTTTTTCACCGTCAGTATATATAAGAAGGTCTCCTCCTTTAAAGGTAAAGCCGGGTGGGTAGTATACGCATCCTAAAATTGGAAACATTTTCTCTCCAGTTTTTTCTCTAAGGTGTACGTCATCGTCATAGTGTAATTCTAAATAGTTTCTTCTTCCATCTTCTCGAGCTGTTTGTAAACCTGTCCAATATTCAAAGCCATCTGCCTTAATGTCTAGTTTTAGGGGTAAATTAGTTTCCCATATATACTGTGCTAATCTTTGCTTTAGATTAGAAGCTGGTTTATTCCACCATCCTTTCCAATATGTATAATCTCCGGTGGGAATATAGAATGAATCTCCTTCTTCTGCGATTGCATTTAATAATTCTTGATCTTTTATAAAATCGTCAAATACTGTTATCATATTATTAATTTATTTGTGTTAGTGTAATCCACTTATTATTGTTTCTTCAGTAAGAACTATGAAGTTCCAATTTCTATCGGAACAAAATTCTTTAGCTGCATTATATTTATCCATATTTTTAACATACTGCTCTGCTAAAAATTTATATGATTTAAGAGCCTTCTTAGAATTTACTTTAGGGGGCTCTGGTTTTACTATCTGTTGCTTTGGTTTGATTTCTACTAGATATTCTTTAGTGGTTTTATCAGGCTGAATTGCCTTAAAATAAAAATCAGGATAATATTTTCTTTTGGTAGAATCCTGTCTAGACCAATATGGTATTTCAACTGGTTCACTTGACCACATACTTACCTTTTCATTTTTGTCACACCACATCATAAACTTACGTTCCCAGGAACTTCTATATATGATAGGAGTAGGTCCTGCATATTTAGAAGGATTATTAGGTTTAAAATAACCTTGATTGAATCCTGAATTTTTAGTTGGTTTGACATTCTTTATTGACATTAGATGCTATAAATTCCTGTTTGATTTTCAGAGTTACCTGATCCCTTGTCTATAGATAAAGTTCCTTTATATTTTTGAGGGTGAATCTTATTCCATCCTTTAGCATATCCTCTCTTTGCTATCTCTGTGAAATACGCAAATGCATTTGGATATTTAGGATTGAAGTTTCTCCAATATTTTAAAAGGTCTAATATAGCGAATTGTAGACAATCGTTCCTATCATCTTCACTAACATACCTCATCCTATTGATCGCCTTTTCTGCCAAGAGAATTAGCATTTTTTCAGCATCTCTTGTTAATTTATCCTGTTCTTTTGAAAGGACCATTTGATCAAAGAGGTCTCTGTTATTTAAATAGTTTTTTGATTTTCTTCTTTTAGCCACAATGTTGTTGGTTTATTTATAGAGATTATACTCAAAAATGTTAAAAAGTTTATTAACCTAAAAAAGGGACCAATGGTCCCTTCTCTATTTTACGATGATACGTCTTATGCGTTTAAAGCTTCGATCTTATCTTCCCATACTTTAATCTCTGAATTAATTAAAGCATCAGCAGCTTTAATTTCTTCAATTGATTTATCAGCTTCAGCTAATAAACCTCTTTGATCTTTTAAGAAAGAAATCATTTCTTCAAACTTTGAAATTTCTTCAGATTTCTTAGCAAGTTCTAAAGTTTCTCCTTCTAGCATTTCAATTACTACAGCTGAAGCGTCTTCTGAAGTTTCTGCTTTAATATAAGATACTGCTTCGTTAGCGGTAGCTGAAAAGAATTTATTTAATTTGGTGTCTTTGTTGAATCTTGAAATAAATAGATTTTCATCTAATTTAAATAAATCAACAGTGACACCTCCCTTCTTATACGTGGTAGCGAAGTCTAAATACATGAAATTTTCTACAATAGTAGAAAGGCTTTCAAATAATTCAGCTTTATTTTTGTTGTCATATCTAACTAGTCCGCTGGCTAATACGTATGTTGAGAATGATTCAGTAATTTCAGATGTTCCATTGTAGAACTTTCCTTCTTCAATGTTGTAAATAAATTTTGAACCTTTGTTATACCATTTGATATCGTTTCCTACTATATCGAAGTTTTCAAAAGCAGAAATTGCGTTTAAAAATTCTTTATTAGTTGGTCTTTCGATAATTTCAATGTTGTTTTCTTTTATTTCGTAAGCTCTATTATTTAAATAGAATTGAACGTTTTCTTCAATTTTTACGAAAGGTGCTAACATGTTTGTCATTTTATTATTCGTTTAATTTTATTGTTTAACTATATATCTGTATCGTTTTCATCAATTATGTTAGGATTGTCAGGTTGTGCCTGTGATTGCTCATCCTTTGCCTCTCCTTTATTAGATGTAATTGATTTTTGTTTTATTTCAAACATCCTATTTCCAGCGTGAAATTCAGAAGATCCACCTGAACCATATCTATATGCACTTCCACTAGCACTTCCACTAGGATCAAAATTACCGTTACCTGAACCTCCTGTTCCTGGATTTCCATCAGGTGTGTTTGAGAAAGAAGGTATAAATGAATTCACTTCTATAGGAAACGTTATTTTATATTTTTCTTTGTCATCAAAGCTAAAATCTATTGGGTTTTCAACGGTGTAATCGTCTGGAAGAGAATAATAAGAGGGTAGTCTATATGTTCCTTCGTCAAGATGTCCTACTTCTACATTAAAGTAATTAGACTTGTAAAGTCTTTTTATAATCATTTCTGTTATCTTTAGCGAATCTAACATAGAAGATACTAATATTTCTATGTCAAAATTTAAAAGAATAGGAATCATTTCAAATTCAGAAGAATAAGACTGTAAGGATCCTTCATCATCTAATCTCGAGTAATTTCCCATTATTCTTTTATTTACGAGCTTAGAAGATTCTATAGAAATAGATGTTATGCTCGCAACTCCTCTTGGAATTACATCATAATTACCATCTGCGAATCCGGGATCTGGATAACAATCTTCTCCGGATGGAGTTGTGAATAAAAAATTGTCTCTTAAAAACTGATCATCTCCGGCTATAGAATAATAAAAAGGGACATCTATATCTTTTCTTTCATTAGCACTAACCTGTCTCTGAAACCATACTTTATTATTTAAGTCTGCTATCAGTCCTATGATTACGTGTCTAATTATAGAATCGTCCGTATTGTATTTAAGATTATATGTAGCCATTTATTATAGGTATCTTGTCGCTGCTCTTTGCCAGTTTGGTAAACCTGACATTTTTAAACCAGCTGCTTTAACGAATGTTCTCATAGAAATATCGTTTGCGTTTTTCATAAATTCGTAGATTTCTTCCTTTTCTTTAAGTGGCATCTCAGTAGGTTCTAAATGGGGTAATAACCTTTCCATTCTTTCCATTAAGGTTGCATCATCAGGATTTACATCTACTAAAATAGATCTAGACCTGATAGCTCCATCTGGATCTGCCTTTTCTTTTGCTAAATTCGAAATAAAAATTACTCTTCCTGCAAATTCAAATGAGTTAGGAACAATTCCATTTTCTTCTAATGTGAATGCTTCTTCAGGACTCACATCTTTAGGATCATATACTGCTTTAGTCTTTTTTAAATAAGAGATTTTTCTTATTTTCTTTGTATCTAAGGCGGCTTTCATTAAGTTTCTACCATTTTCATCTCTAAATACTGCATCACAGTCATCAAAGATTAATGTCTTATTTCTATATTGATAGAATTTCTTATACATCATAATAACAGATGCTGCACCTGAAACCATAACATAATCTTCTTCGTCAACAAGACCTTCATCTTTCATTGCTCTTTCTACATTATATGTTTTACCAGTACCTGCTCTACCTGAAATAAATAAAGAGTTAAATGCACCTGCAGCCACTCTTCTAGATATTTCATAAATATCTTCCATTGTTTCTTCAAGATATTTAACCTTATCATTAAGGGTCATATCATTTTGTGTTTCGGCGGCAGTAGGCTTTATTGCAACCTGCTGTCCTTTCTTAATATTCATGATTGAAGAATAAGGAACTTCTAATTCGTCTGCTATTTTATTAACGGCCATTCCAGCTGCTAATTTAGCCTCGATCATTTTAATTTCTTCTTTAGAGAATGCTCTTTTAGTTCTTCTTTCTAATAACATTGACTCCTGTATAGATGCAACGTATTTTTTATCCATTAATCTAACAAATTCTCCAACTAATTTAACGATTGGGAATGTTTCAGATGAAATAGAAAAATCAGATTTAGCGTCTGCTGCATCTGAGAAATAGATTATAGAACCTACAATACCAGGGTTTTTTGCAGTAGCGGGAGTTACCATAAATGCCTCTGTACCTTTACTTGAGTAAAACATTACTCCAGAACCCATATCAGTTATCATTTCGAATGGAAACTTTTTAAAGTCCTTCTTTGTTTTCTTATTTACAAATCTTGCGATTATCGTAGCTGCTTTATTTAGAGAAGGATTTACAAGTTCTATTGAACCCGTTTTCATAGCTTCATTTAAATACTGATCGTATTTTAAGATTTTATTATTCATGTTTAAGTGAAATCTTTTTATTTGATTTATATATCTTTATTCTATAACCTCTATCTCGAGTTTAGAGAATCCATTTTCTCTATATATTTGTATCTTTTTATCAAATAATTCATGGGGAAGAACAGTGTGATTAATTACGAAAGTATTAATCTTACTATCTTTGATAACTTGTGATAGAATTTTAAGAATATTGTGGACTCCATCTGCATCCACTGAAGATAATAGCTCATCTAAGAATAAAAGATTTAATTGTGGAAATCTTAATTTAAGTATTTTGATGATAGCAATAATTATAATAAAGTCTGCCTTCTTTCTTTCACCTGTTGATAATGTAAGTGGATTGATCTCTTCTCCTAAATGATTAATAAGACAATTAAACTTTTCATCGAATCTTATATGGAAAGGTAAGTGCATTGTCTGACCCATTGCAGCAATATTAGCATTAAGACCTGGTAAAATAGTTTGAATTGCAAGGTTCTTAACGCCATCTTCACCTAGAACCTCTTCTATTATTTCTAAGAAATTATAGTTACCAGAAGTTTCATCCTTTAAATTTGACTTTGATGATTCTTGTATTTCGAATTCTTCAATGATTTGCTTTAAGTGTGAAAAATCATTATTAGAATTTAAAGAATCTTTTATCTTTACTAATTCATTCTTTAAATTTCTAATGTTAGTATTAATAGTAGACACTTTATCGTTAATTGCCTTGTCCTTAATTCTTAAATCTGAAATGTTAGTTTTAATATCATTCACCCTTGTTTCTGCCTTTAAGATATCAGAAGGAAGAGATTCTGCCTTAGACTCTATTTCTTTTTTTCTTTCTTGGTGAAAAGAAGAGGTTAGTTCGCCTTCACATGTTGGACATTTATCGGTTTCATATAACGCTAGCTTTTTCTTTAATTCTACTAACTCATATTTAAGTGAAGTATATTTAGATTGTTTTTCCTGTAAGTCAGAAGAATTAGAAGATATCATACCAGACACCTTAGTGCTTGCTTCTTCTAATTTAATTCTATTAGAATCATATTTTTTAAGACTAGTTTTCAAAGATTCTATTTCTTCTTTGTTTTTAGTGTCAGCTTCTGCTAGTAATTGATTTAATTTCATATTAACTGAAACTATATTTTCACTAAGCTGGCTTAATTCTTTTTCATAAGAATCTAATTCTATTTTAAGATCTCTTCTTTCATCTTTAATCTGCTTCTGCATATCATTAAGGATGGAGAATCCAAACATCTTATCGATGATTTGTCTTTTATCATGATTTGTCATTGTCAAGAACGACTTAAAATCATTTACAGATAAAATTATAATGTTTTTAAATACATGATATGGGATTCCGAATATCTCTTCTTCTAAATAATCCTGAACTGATTTCTTACCTGCTTTATCAAATTCAATTCCATTTAAAAGAACTTTAAATCTATTAGGCATCAAACCTCTCTCGATTTCTACTATAGTTCCTTTACATTGAAGTTCTATTCTTACCCATAGTTCCTTATTGATTCTATTGGGAAGGTCTGCCATCTTAACACCTTCAACTTTACCATATAATGCATATACTATTGCATTGGCGATGGTAGTTTTACCATGACCATTTTTACCAAGAGTTAATAGCAACTCCGCTTTATCATCTTCGAATTCTATCCTTTGAATTGAATTTCCGTATGATGCAAAGTTTTTAAATTCTATTGATTTGATTTTCATGCTTCGTTATCGTAATTATATGCACATTTATCATGCAAGTTTTTTAAACTAGTCTTAACTCTTTCTCTAGTTTCGTCATCATGTGGAAGACCATCAACGAACGTATTACATAGGTGTAGAATGTTATAGTTCTTATAGAGATCTTCTATTTCATCCATATCATATAAGTCCTTATCTAAGAAAGAATCTAATTCATATATGTTTGGTTCTATTCTTCTACCTATTTTTTGTATTTTGTTTATTAATCTTGACAGCGCACTTGTTGTTGCAATATTAGAAGGAACATACAAATCTACATAATTATTTCTAATCTTATCTTTAAATTCACCAAGAGAAACATTATAAAGACCTGTAAGATAAAACTTTACGAACTTAGGTGATATAGTATTTTCGTAAAAGGTTTCTTCCATGGTTCCTAGATCAACCATATCAAAGCCCTTGGTGTTACCTGAATCAGATCTTGTTAATTCGTAAGGAGTTCCTACTAATCTTAACTTTCCTTTAGTTTGTCTATAATGAATATGTCCTGAATAAACTGCATCATAGTTTTTATAAGAAATAGTATCTGTTCCATGGTGGTTTTTAACTTTAGAATTTAAAGAAACTCCTGAAACTTCAGAATGGCAAAATACAATATCTGAATTTGGAAATTGTGCAAGTGTTTCTGCTTCATGTGTGGAATCTCTTCTCCATGGCATTAAGAGAACTTTCTTTCCTCCCCATTTAAATTCCCTAGGTTCCTTATATACTGCAACGTTAGGAATCCACTTTAAAGAATCTATCGAACTTACATCATTGGATTTTTTAGCCCATATATCATGGTTACCGCATATAACATGAACTGGTAAAATTTCACCTAATCTTTCAAAAAGATCTACGGCATAGTGCAGAACTCTTAAGTTTATACTTTGTCTATTGTCGAATGCATCTCCAACCTGAACTAAAATGTCGCCTTCTTTGACATCTCTTTTTAGTGTTGGAATAAATTGGTTTTCGTAAAAATCTTTCTGTGTCTGTAACCATTCCAGAGAATTAGAACGAACTCCAAGGTGCATATCTCCGAGAATCCAGATTCTATTTACTGGTTTCTCTAATACCTTTGGCTCTATCATTTTTAGAAAAGTTTATTTATGTTCTTTCTTTTTAAGACGTTTGTTTTCTTGTCAAGTTCTTGAATAAGGGCTTCCTTATATTTGTTACTTAGTGAAGAATAAAATTTAGTTGGATTGATATTAAAGTAATCGCATAGTTCTGAAAATAAATCTATTATAGAAAACTTTGTGCTTAGTTCGTCATACATAAACCCATACACTTCATTTATGTCTAATTTTCTTAGTTTAGTTATTTGCTGAAATTCATCTACCTCATTAAACTTCTTAAATCTTGAAGCCTCTATTAATTCATGAATCTTATTTCTGATTTGTTCACTTTCTATTTTATCTTCTTCGTCCCTGTTATCGGTGTATTGTGGATTAAGGTTAAATGAAATAGTTCCATTCAGTTCAAAGTCTCCGCCGTCTTCAAAGGTGTTGTCAAATATTTTATCTCTTTTTGTTCTCATAATTATAAGCTGTGTATGTTAGAATTAGTAACTTCATCGGTCTCTGTAAGTCTCATGTAATTATAGTTAATTCCTAGTTTACATTTTGATCCTCTACCTTCACCGTCTCGTATTTTCAATATTTTAAGCCAGTATTCATAACTAGCTCTCATCATATCATCTTGTATAATACCAAGCATAATATCTGCAGTATGTGATAGACCTGCTGATTCTGCAACATCTGTCATTGTGATATCACTTGAATTATAACCGTTTCTTGTAATCTGTGTTGCTGTTACAATTAACCATCCGTTTCTTACACCCATTGCCCTAAGATCTTCTGCAATCTGCTTGATCTTAAGATATGTGTTTTCAGAATTAGGATTTCTGAAATTAGAAAGAATATTAATATAGTCAATAACTACTGCACCTAGTTTTATTTTTCTTTCTTCTTCAATTTGCTTTAAGTATGCTTCAATATCTGGAACAGTCGCCTGTGATGTTGGAAATTGTTTTACAAATAATTGACCAGGGGGAGTAAAGCCGTCTCCTACTGTTTCTAATTTTCTTTTGATCAAATCAGAATTTTTAGATTTTTCTTCGTAGTCTGAAATATTTATGCTTAGTAAATTAGAACCGATTCTTTTCATAAATTTAATAG